AGATTGTTGCATTACCTGATGTGGTTATTGCCCGCACAGGAAGTTCAACAGGGCACTTTAATCTCTCTGTCTTAAGACAGTTTGAAAGATTAAATGTTCCAACTCTACCTAACTCCGATGCTATTTGTGCAGCAAAGGATAAAATGTATGCCAATCAAATTTTGGCACAACATGGTATACCCATCCCTAAAACAATGCTTACTCGTTTTCCGAGTAATCCTGATCTGGTTGAAAAACAAGTAGGGTTTCCTTGCGTTGTAAAGGTAATCACAGGATCCTATGGTGCAGGTGTTTATCTTTGTGATAATAAGAAGCAGTTTGAAGATCTTTCAGAACTTATATCTGCTCTTGATTTCAAGAACTCTATGATTGTTCAAGAGTACATTGAATATTCTAGTGGTAGGGACTTGCGTGTAATCGTGATTGGTGGTAAAGTAGTAGGAGCAATGAAAAGAGAAGCAACTGACGGATCTTTCAAAGCAAATATTACTCGTGGAGGAGTTGGAACTGCCTATGATGTGGATGAAAAAATGGAACTACTTGCCATTCAAACTGCAAAGGTTCTTAACCTTGACATTGCTGGTGTGGATCTCCTTTTTCATCCAGATGGATACAAGGTATGTGAAGCAAACTCATCACCAGGATTTCATGGTTTTGAGGGAGCACTAGATATAAACATACCTAAAAAAATCTTTGAGTATGCAAAGATTCGTGTTGGGGTGTAGTTCAGCGGTAGTAACGGCTGACTGTTAATCAGCATGTCGCAGGTTCGATCCCTGCCACCCCAGTTGGAAAGTGATCCTGCGGTTCCGTCCAAGAGCTCTCCTTTCCAAATAACACCCCCTAAGCCTCTCAACGATGCTCAAACCTGGGGGTCACTAGGGCGAATAGCTCAGCGGTAGAGCACCTCGTTTACACCGAGATTGTCGGGGGTTCGATCCCCTCTTCGCCCATCATAAATAATTCAAAAAACAATGGACGAGTTATATCAACTACTACATAGAGCACAGACAAGTTTGTTTTGCCTCATGCAAAAAACTTGGGTGTACCATTGGAATGTTGTGGGATCTGATTTCTTTCAACTCCATGAAGCATTTGGTGAGCAATACACTGCAATGCAATCTGAGTTAGATAGACTTACTGAGAACATGCGTTATTTGCGTATGAAAGCGATTGCTCCTATTAGTAGAGTTGCACAGACCTCTGTGATTACAGAAGCATCTGACAGTCCAACTGATAAAGTAATGGTAAGTCAGTTACTTGCAGACAACAAAACTTTAGTTCAACTTTTTACTGACATCTCAGAAAAATCAGAAGAACAAAAGCAGTACGGCACTTCTAACTTGATTCAAGATTTGATAGAGTCTCATGGTAAGTTTATTTGGATGTTAAGATCGTTTTTAAAGGAATGAGCAATGATTTCTATAAGATGCAAAGAATGCAACAGAGAAATATCTAGTCACCCATCGAAGACTACTTCTTGTGGGTGTCCTAACATGGCAACTTTAAAAGGCGATACTATCACTGCTCTTGACTTATCTAAGGTTGTTATGTTAAACTCTGTAAGAGATGAAAAGAAAAAACCCCTTCTCTCTGATTCGGATCTTGCGTATCAAGAATCTAGAAGAACCAGAAAAGTTAGAAAGTTAGATTTTGAAGTTCGTTAGAATGCACAAAAAAACAGCATGGCGTTTCTGGGCAAAGGCATTAGGGGAAAAAGCATCTAAATCAGATAAGGAATCAGATACTATTGCAATCATACGCACTATTATCTTTGTTTCTTATCTAACCACAAACATTTTTATCGTAGCAGGAGTCATAAGACACTGGAACGATAATCCAGGGAAGGTCAATCCGATTGGCGACGGAACCTGTCTTGAAAACAGTTGAGGTGTTAAAGCCCTTGGGAGTTCGACTCTCCCACCTTCCGTTAATATTTTCTTAATCACTTTTTGAGTTTCAACACATAGTAGTCATTTATACTTGACGTTTATTACAAATTTGGTAGCATTGAAATACATAGATTATGTCTATTGATTTTCACATGAGTCCATCGATTGTCAGCATTTACTTAACATTAATCATTATTCTTTTAATGATTGCATACGCTGGCGTTGAGGGTACTATGCGAGTATTCGCATATCTTGATCTAACTCTTCGTTATCAAGTTGTTAAGATTCAAATGAGGTGGATGAAGTGGAAACTGGAGAAGCAACTTGGCTTCCCCCATAAAAACTACGACAAATCCCAAGAGGAATACTAATGAACTCAGACAGAGAAGTTTCGGATTTGAAACTTGATAGAGTTGAATGTCCAAAGTGTGGTGCAGTATGGTTAAATGGAAAACACATTTGGAGGGGAACTGGAGCATCAAGCGAAGGAACCCAAAGCGAACTTGATCTTGCAGGTCTTGTTTGTAATACATCTTATGGTGGTGGAGATGTTTGCATAAACCCTCAAAAAGGAAAAGTGGGTGGGCAAACGTGGAAAGATAGATTGTCCTTCTTAGAGAAGGGCGAAGAGGATTATGATCATGAACAACACTGAGGAATCAACAATGACTCCAGAAGAAGTTCAATCGATGATTGATGAGTCTATCGCAGCCGCAATGCGTAGACACAATCGTAATGCAAGTATTATTAGTATGTGTGTAGGGTGGGTAGTTTTGGGATTGTTTGCTGAAGGACTACTAAGACTTATTGGGGTGATACCACCTCTATTTCCATGGCTCAAAATTACGCTCCAATAATATTTTTGATTCCGTGGTTTATTCTTGTTGTTATTGCTGTATCAATGGTGATACAAGGTTGGATGATTATGAATGCTCGTAATGGGTATACAAAAAGTCCAAAGATAAAACATCCAGAGATGAACGACGTTAAAGCGGGGGATCCATTACTCGTGATAAGATTCACAGACGAAGACATTAAAGAGTTGCAAGAAAGAGTTCTAAGACAAAAAATGGATGAACTCTTTGAAGAACCATCTACTTATGAGGACGATGACGACGACGGAATGGATAGAGTTCATTGAGTTTACTGCACATGTTTTATACATGTTTGTAGCATTCATGTGCGGATTAGTTATTGGGTATATTGTTGGATTCAGAAATGGAGGAATGTAATGAAAACTTTCATATCTTCACTTTTACTTTTTAGTTCAATAGGATCCTTTGTTTATTGGGGTCTTCATAACGCATATCCACAATGACTTATCCATTAACTCTAAGAGAATGTCCACACTGCCATAAAAGTTTGGTTGATGCTGAAATCAGTGAACCAATCAAACAATTTTGTGAGTCTGGTGCATTTCATTCAAGTTTACTTTTTGGTGATGACGGTTGGACTTGTCCTCACTGTAATGGAGTTGTACAATGAGTTACTATAACTACATAACTTATGAAGTGCTTCTACTCATCATGGCACTTTCAGTTATCAATCACTTTAAGGCAAAGAAGTTTAATCTTGTGTTGAGCATTGCCTCTACAATACTCACGATCTTCTTATGCACTATCGCATTCTGGTGGATGGTAGATACCGTTGTGTATCTCAAATGGGAAGTATTAAAGTCTCCCCTCATATCTGGGGGAGCAAGAGAACAAGTTATTCTACCGACCTGATATGTTACTCGCAAAAGCACTTTTATTTGTTTCAGTTCCTTTCGTATTAGCAACACTCTATTTCGGAACACGAGGAGGGTATTATGATACCAAAGATTATAAGGGAAATGGAACCGCACATTAAACAGCGGTATCACTTTGCTGCTTCTGCATTTGTAAGAATGTGGGGGCACAGTTCTTTAAATGACCATCGTATTGTAGACTTCTGTGTTGAATGGGCACATAGAACTGAAAATGCACCACTAGATAATAGCACCTTAGATCAATATTTTTACTATGAGTTTAAAACCTGGAGAGGATACTAATGTTGTTTAAAATGAACGACCATACAGACGATCTTAGAAATACAGATTGGAGATATAGTGATGAACGAATGATGCTTAGAGCACAAGTTTTTTATGCTCTTTCTCATCATCTTTATGATCACTGCAGGCAAGTTTATGAGTTTTGTAATGACTGGGTAAGTCAGGGAAATCGTGGTATAGATAATATAGAGTTCTTTTTTCAGAAGTACCTAGAAGAGGTTGACAACTGAATCTAAGTATCTTACAATACTCAAGAAGGCAACGGAACGTAGCTCAGTTTGGTAGAGCACCCGCTTTGGGAGCGGGACGCCGTAGGTTCAAATCCTATCGTTCCGACTCATAAAGTATTTTATGAATCATGACTAAACAACTGCTTCAAATCGAACAACTAGAAAAGTTTACTGTGGAAGACTTTCAAAAAGATTTTGATAACCTCATGAATAGAGTTGAAAATGGAGAATCAATCGTCATTACAAGTGAATATGGCGATGCAGTCATGGTTCCATATACAAAAGAAGTAGAAGAACTGATACGAATACACACCGATTTAAACAATGATGCTCCCTAACTTCTTGGGACTGTTGCTTATTGGTTAAAGCCCACTGCTTATAACGGTGTGAACGGGGTTCAATTCCCTGCAGTCCTATTTGCTATTTGCGAATAGCAAATGCTCCTTTAGCAATCTGGTGAATGCACCGAACTCATAATTCGGCTAAGGTGGGTTCGATCCCCTCAAGGAGCATGGACAGTTTATTGACTGTCCTACTTGACCTCTAACCATATTATTCCTATAATACAAGGGTAAACAAACAAAACAATGACTCTCACTTCCAAGTTTAAGAAAGACGTTCAAACTCTTCGTAGTGCAGCAAACGGCGATTTC